CGCAACAGGCACCACGAGTCCCATCCGAGTTACAGCGCCCAACGGAACCGCTGCCACGGCGACGGTCAAGGACCGCAATGCGGTCGGCTCGTCGGCGGCGTCAGCAGCATCGAACAGTGTCACACCAGTTGCACCGGCAAGCTATGCGACCTGGAACCCTGCGGACATCGCCAGCGGACTTGTTCTGTCCAACGGGAATGACACGGTAAGTTCGCCAAATGGCTCGCCGACGACCTGGCTATCGGTACGCTCGACAATCGGCAAGTCTGCCGGCAAATGGTACTGGGAGACGACCGTTGCGCAAACCCCAACTCTGATAGGTATCGGCAATGCGTCGGGCAGTCTGGTGGACTTTGCCGGGACTGACGCGAATAGTTGGGGCTACTATGACACCGGCAACATCTACCATAGTGGTGCCGGTGTCGGCACCCCGGCAGCGTATGTGTCGGGCACGGTCATTGGCATTGCGCTCGATATGGGCGCAGGCACCGCAACCTTCTATAAGAACAACGTGTCACAGGGGACTGTGACGGGGGTCACGGGCACGATGTTCGCGATGGCTACTGGCAAAATCGGATCGCCTGGCAGCGCGTTCACAACCAACTTCGGCGCAACGGCGTTCACCTACACGCCGCCAACCGGCTTCGTCGGGTTGCAGTAAGCCATGTTCGGCTCATCAACATTCGGCAGCGAAGTATTCGGGGGCGATTTACTTGGTGCGGACACTACCCTTGTCTCGGCAGACCTTGCCGCAACCTATGCTATTGCCAATCTTGTCAGCGCTGACCTTGCGGCAAGCTACGCCATTGCTGGCTTGGCCAGTGCGGATCTCGCGGGTAGCTATTCGATAGCCGGGCTGGTGTCCGCCGATCTGGCTGCCGCATACAGCATTGCCGCCCTGGTCAGCGCCGACTTGGCCGCAACGTATTCAATCGATGGCGCCGTTGGACTGGTATCGGCCGACCTCGCTGCGACATACTCGATTGCGGCTCTGGCGGCGGCGGATCTGGCCGCATTTTTCACAATCGGTGCACTGGTTCATGCCGACCTAGATGCGACGTACGCGATCCTGTCCGATTTTGTCTATGCCCGCGCTCCAGCTGGCGATGGCTACCGCCCGCAATATTGCGAGGGCCAGTCCCGCCCAGCAGACACACAAAGGAATCACCGATGACATCAGAACTGATACGGCCGCCGGCCCAGCTGGCGGTCACGCTCGAGCTGGCCAGGAAGAACCTGCGGGTCGATGGCACGTACCTGGATGACTTGATCACCATGTGGGTCGAGGGCATCACCGAGGTCGCCCAGCACGAGCTGGGCCGCTCGCTGATCCACCAGGGCCGGCGCCTGACGCTCGATAACTTCGATGCCGCGCTCAAGCTCGACCGGCCGCCGCTCGTCTCCGTCGAAAGCGTCAAGTTCTACGACGTGGACGGGCAGCTGCAAACGCTCGACCCGGCCGACTACCTAGTCGATACGGCCAAGGTGCCCGGCTGGGTAGTGCCGGCGCCCGGCCGCGCCTGGCCAGCCACGCAGGGCCGCATTGGCGCCGTCATCGTCGACTACACTTGTGGCTACGGGCCGACCGCCGCCAGCGTGCCAAAGAGCGTGGCGCTGTTCATCCTGGCGAAGCTGGCCGAGCAGTACGACCCGGCCACCCGCCTCGAGCGCGACACCGTCCAGTCCGCGTTCGTCGACCGTCTGCTCGACGCCTGCAGTACCTACTCATGAGCCTCGCTATCCAGATGGACCAGCGCATCACGCTGCAGGTGCCGCCGACCGGCCGCAACGCATTGAACGAGCCAACCGGCGACTGGACCAACTTCGTCACCGATGGCGACGGCATGATCTGGGCCGGCGTCAATGACCTGTCCGGTCACGAATTCGCCGCCGCCGGCGGCACCCAGAACGCCGTCCAGACGCAGATCACGATCCGCTTCCGCGAGGGCGTGGTCGCGAAGATGCGCGTGCTGCACGGCGCCGATATCTACAACATCGAAGCGGTGCTCAGCAAGGATCGGCGCACGCAGCTGCTGATGTGTTCGCGAGGTGTGGCGAATGGCTAGTTCATCCAACCTGACAGGCTTCAAGGAGCTGGCGGCGGCGCTGCGCCAGCTGCCGCAACGGGTCGCCAAGAATGGCCTGCGCGCTGCGGTCGGCGCCGGCGCCGCGGTGATCCGCAAGGAAGCGCGCGTGCGGGCGCCGAAGGACACGGGCGAGATGACGAAGGACATCCAGATCAAGCGCGAGCGCGACACGTCTGGTGGCGATACCTTCACGGCCCGCTACTCGGTGTTCGTGCTGACCGGTAAAAAGTCCCGCCTGAAGGGCAAGCGCCGCGATGTGCAGCGCGACAGCTACTACTGGCGGTTCGTCGAATTCGGCACCTCGAAGATGCCGGCGCGCCCGTTCATGCGGCCAGCATACGAGACCAAGAAAGAAGATGCCGTCAAAGCGATCGGCGCAAAGCTCGACGAGCGCATCCAGGCGGTAGCGAGGGAGTTGCACCGATGAGCGTACAGACTGATTTCATCGCCTTGGTGAGTGCGATCTTCGCCGGTCGTGTGTATCCAAAGGGATCGGAAGACAGTCCGCTCCCGCCGTATGCAACGTTCTTCCGCGTCGTGGCCGTCGAGGAACCGACCCTCGACGAAAACGGCGGCACCGGCAACCCGATCAACACGCGCCTGCAGGTCGATGTGTATGCGCTGTCCTACCTCGACGCCCAGGCGAAGGCCTCGGCGGTGAAAGCCGCGCTCAAGGGCTGGAGTGTCGAAAACATCCTGCTCGGCGATCAGGATGGCCACGAACCAGAAACCAAGCTTCACAGCGTCATGCTCGACATCTCCACCTGGCACCTGTAACCGCAGTACATCTTTCCACCTGCCCGCGCTTGCGGGTTTTTTTACGTCTACAAGGATCTCAATATGTCCGGAATCTCCGCTCAAGGCAGCACCCTGCAAATCGCCACTGGCACCGGTGGCCCGAAAACGATCACCGCTATCTCGGTCGGCTTTCCGGCCATCGTGACCAGCGCCGCCCACGGCCTGAACAACGGCGATGTGGTCACACTCGCAGCCATCGTCGGCACCATGTCGAGCCTGAATACCACCTCGCACACGGTATCGAACAAGACGGCGAACACCTTCGCGCTGCTGGATGTCGATACCTCCACGCTTGGCTACACCTCGGGCGGCACCGCCACCCCGACGACCTACACCAAGATCAACGGCATGACCTCGTTCGATGGCTTCGACGGCACCGCGGACGAGCTCGATACGACCGACCTGGACTCGACCGCGAAGGAATTCATCAGCGGCATCAAGGACGAGGGCAAGTTCGGCTTCGAATGCAAGACGATCAAGACCGACGCCGGCCAGATCGCCCTGCGCGCGAACCGTGCAAGCGGCGCAGTCGTTGGCATGAAGCTGACGCTGCCGGACACCAGCGTTGCATCGTTCAACGTGATCGTGAAGTCGATGCCGACCGGCGGCGGCGTTAATGCCGTCCTCAAGGGCAAGATCGATACCCGCATCTCCGGCCCAGTGGTTTGGAGCTAATCATGAGCCGCCTTCTTTCAAAATCGGCGATCCTCGGCGCCTCCGACTTGAAACACGAGGACATCGAAGTACCGCAATGGGGCGGCACGGTGCGAGTCCGCATGATGACCGGCCTCGAGCGCGATGAATTTCACCAAGCGCTCGTGGCGGACGAGAAAGGCGCCCCTGCCGGCAAGTTCGCGGCGGCATTGCTGGCGGCCTGCTGCGTCGACGAGCATGGCGAGCGCCTGTTCTCGATGGACGACATGGAGGCGCTGCAGCGCAAGAGCGCATCGTCGCTCGACGCGCCGGCCATCGTCGCGATGCGCCTGAACGGACTGGGCCCGGCTGCCAAAGAGGCAGCGGCAAAAAACTCAGAGAGCGACCAGAGCGACGATTCTGGTTCAGGCTTGCCAAAGAGCTAGGCAAGAGCATCCGCCAGGCCCAGCTGGAGATCAGCTCGGCCGAGTTCACCGAATGGATGGCGTACTACGAGCTTGAGCCGTTCGGTGACCTGATTGCCGATCAGCGGCATGGCGTCGCAGCTGCGCTGCTGGCAAATTTGAATCGCAGTGATCAATCCAGATCGGAGCCCTTCGTTGCCGAGGACTTCATTCACTGGCGCGCCACGGGCAAGGACGAAGACGAAGAGGAGCCGGAATTGCTGGTCGATCCGGTCGCTCACTCAAACCTGATCCGGGCGGTCATCTTTGGGTTGCAGCCAAGGGAATAGGCAATTCAGACTGGGGCTTTCACTCGTGTATCATTTCCTGAATAACAACACGGGAGTAGGGAAATGAAAATAGTGATTTTGTCCGGGTTGCTCTTATTCTCTGGAGCTTGCCTTGCTGGCACGGGAATGCCATGCGAAAAGATGGAATATGCTCAATTAAAGGACTCTTCCAAAAAAGAGCTCT